TGATGAAAGCGATGATAAGTTCAAAGTAGGAACTGGTTCATTTACAGGTTCATCAACAGGAAATTTAACAGTTACAACTGGTACATTAGTTGCTAATTTAGAAGGTAACGTTACAGGTAATGTAACTGGTAACGTATCAGGTACTGCTGGTTCAGCAACAGGAAACGCTGCAACAGCTACTGCATTAGAAAGTGCTAGAACAATTGGTGGAGTATCATTTGATGGTACTGCAAACATCAACTTACCAGGAGTTAATACATCTGGATCACAAGACACAAGTGGTAACGCTGCAACAGCAACAATACTAGAAACTGCTAGAACGATTGCAGGACAATCATTCAATGGTAGTGCAAATATTGCTATTGCGTCAACAGATTTATCAGATACAGCTTCTATTGCAACGTTAACAGGTTCACAAACTTTAACTAATAAGTCAATAGATTCAGACAACAATACAATTACTAATATAGTTAACGCTGATATTAAATCATCAGCTGCGATTGCATTTAGTAAAATGGCAGATTTGACTGCTTCACGTGCCCTTGCTTCAGACGCAAATGGTGACGTGTCAGTAACAGATGTAACATCTACAGAATTAGGTTATTTAGATGGTGTTACAAGTGCTGTACAAACACAGTTAGATAACAAGGCAACAAAAGGTTTTGCTATTGCTATGGCAATTGCATTATAAATATATAAATAGAGAGATAAAAGATGGCACAAAATTTTAGAAGATTTACAGCAAGAAATGTAGGGTTGACAGCTAATACCGTTTATACGGCAAATAGTTACGATACTATTATTGGTGTGGGTATATCAAATACCACAAACGCACAAGTTTTTGTAGATGTATATATTAATGACGCTGATTCTTCAAATGACGTGTATTTAATTAAAAATGCGCCGATACAGGCAGGATCTACTTTACAACTAATAGACGGTGGAGCTAAGTATGTAGTAAAAAGTGGTGACGATTTAAAAGTCGTTTCAGATACAGCTAGTTCAGTTGATTGTTGGGTAAGTGTAGTAGATGACATATCAGACTAGGAATAAAAGATGGCTTATATAGGAAATATACTACAAAAAGACTTGGCAGATTTAAAATCTGACAGATTACATTTTGCAACTGATAAAGATAAACTATCTGGTTTAAAAGATAATGTTGATTTAGGTGGTGGAGAAACTAAACCTCTTGCCACTCCTGTAGATCATTTTGGCGTAGTGTTATCAGTAAATACAACAGATAATATGAATTATGCTCACTTATTAACGATAGATTTCGGAAGTGTTGCATAAAAATAAACAAGTAAAAATGGGAGTTAGCAAAACTAATTTATATAAATAATAATAGTTTGTTACTAAAAGGGAGAGAATAACAATGCCAACAATTTTACAATTAAGAAGAGGTACTACTGCTGAAAATGCGTCCTATACAGGATCAGTTGGTGAATTAACGGTAGATACAACTTTAAATAAAGTTATCGTACACGATGGTTCTACTGCAGGTGGTGCTACTGTTGGTAACTTACAAGGAAATATTCAGTTAGGTAAGACAGCTGCAGGCGAAATAGATACGTCTTCAGGAAATCTTACAATCGATTCAGCTGGTGGAACAACAACGTTAGATGATAATGTTGTTATATCTGGTAGCTTAACAGTTTCAGGTACAACTACAACAGTTGACTCAACAACAATCAGTATTCAAAACAGCTTTGTATTTGAAGGTGCAACAGATGACGCACACGAAACTACATTAACAACAGTTGATCCGACTGCTGATAGAACAATATCTTTACCTAACGCAACAGGTACTGTGGTTTTAAAAGATACTACAGACGAATTACAAAATAAAACATTAACAAGTGCTGTATTAAATACAGCTGTTTCTGGTAGTGCTATATTAGATGAAGACAATATGGCAACAAACTCTGCTACGCAACTTGCAACTCAACAATCAATTAAAGCATACGTTGACTCACAAGTCACGGCACAAGATTTAGATTTAACTACTGACTCTGGAACAATTGCTATTGATTTAGATTCAGAAACATTGACAATTGCTGGTGGTACTGGATTAACTTCAAGTGCTTCAGGTAATACTGCAACACTTGCTATTGACAGTACTGTAACGACATTAACAGGTTCACAAACTTTAACTAACAAGACTTTAACAAGTCCTGTATTTACAACACCTCAAATCAATGACTCATCAGCTGATCATCAATATGTGATCGCTGTAAGTGAATTGACTGCTGACAGAACGGTTACTCTTCCATTGTTAACTGGCAACGATCAAGTCACTATGGATGCTCACACATCTACATTGACAAACAAAACAATTGATTTGGCAAGTAATACAGTAACAGGTAGTTTATCAGAATTTAACACTGCTCTACAATCTGAAAGTTTTGTTGGATTAGCTGCAACGCAAACGTTAACTAATAAGACTTTAACAAGTCCTACAATTACAGGTACTGGTGCAATCGCTGGTACATTTACTGGTGATATTACAGGTAACGTAACTGGTAACACATCAGGAAGTTCAGGATCTTGTACAGGTAATGCTGCTACAGCAACACTTGCTGCTGACGCAACTACTTTAGCAACTGCTAGAACAATTGCAGGAAAATCATTTGATGGTAGTGCTAATATTACAATTGCTGCTACAGATTTATCTGATACAGACCAAGCATTAGCTCAGGCTTCTAACGTACAGTTTGCTAACTTAACATTAAGTGGTAATTTAACAGTTAATGGTACAACAACTACAGTCGCAACAACAAACACAACCATTTCAGATAACCTACTAGAGTTAAACTCTGGTGCTGGTTCAAATGCAAATGACTCTGGTATTCTAATTGAAAGAGGAAGTACTGGTGACAATGCTATTATAGCTTGGGATGAAAGTGCTGATAAGTTCGTAGTTGGTACTACAACTGCTACAAATGACGCAACAGGTAACTTAACAATTGCAACAGGTACTTTAGTTGCAAACGTTGAAGGTGCTGTAACAGGAAACGCTTCTACAGCAACTGCTCTTGCAAACGCTAGAACAATTGCAGGACAATCGTTTGATGGTACAGGTAATATTACAATTGCTTCAACTGACTTGTCTAACACAAGTGCTATTGCGTTACTGACTGCTTCACAAACTTTGACAAACAAAACAATTGCCGCTGGATCAAACACGATTTCAGGCATTACGTCTTCACACTTTGCTAGTGCTGTAACATTAGTAATTAATGATTCATCTGGATCTGCTGTTAAGACAATTGTTGGTTCTGCAAGTTAATAATCAATTAATCTAAACCGATTTTTAGACACACCATAATTGCGTCTTCGCAACGCCTAATAATCGTATAAATAGTAATAAAGGATTAATATGGCCAACCCAGCAACTAGAGAACAATTAAAACAATACGCTTTAAGAACACTAGGGAAACCTGTAATTGAAATCAACGTGGATGACGATCAGGCTGAAGATAGATTAGATGAGGCGTTACAATACTTTGCTCAATATCACTATGATGGCGTTGAGAGAACATACCTTAAATACAAAGTAACTCAAGCAGATGTAGATAGAATTAAATCGCCTTCAGGTGATACTGCTTCAAGTGTTACTAAAAATTCAGTTACTACTGCATGGTCTGAACAAAATAACTTTATCGTTGTACCTGAAGCTGTACTAGCAGTTACAAGAATATTCCCTTTATCAAATAGAGGTAATCAGAATATGTTTGATGTTAGATACCAATTAAGATTAAATGATCTATATGATTTTTCATCTACTTCAGTTATTCATTACGATATGGTATTAAGAAATTTAGATATGTTAGATCATATACTAGTAGGTGAAAAACCTATTAGATTTAACCAATACAATAATAAACTCTTTGTAGATATGGACTGGAAAACAGATATAACTGTTGGCGAGTATCTTGTAATTGAGTGTTTTAGAAAATTAGACCCAACTGTTATGACCGATGTATATAATGACATATACTTAAAAAGATATGTTACAGCATTAATTAAAAAACAATGGGGTGCTAACTTATCTAAATTTAATGGTGTTGCAATGTTAGGTGGTGTTACACTTAATGGTCAACAAATATATTCAGAATCATTAGAAGATATAAGAAAATTAGAAGAAGAAATAAGAGGCACATACGAAACGCCTGTAACGTACATGATAGGATAATACCATGCCTGTAAATCATTATTTTCAAAGTGGCAATGGAATAGGTAATGACGCTGAAAAAAAACTACATGAAGATTTAATCATAGAAGGTCTAAAAATATACGGCCAAGATTGTTTTTATTTACCAAGAACATTAGTCAACAAAGATTTAGTTTTAGGAGAAGATACTATTTCTAAATTTGATCAATCATACATGTTAGAAATGTATATTGAAACAACTGAAGGATTTGCTGGCGAACAAGAATTAGTATCTAAATTTGGTTTAGAAATTAGAGAAGATACAACATTTGTCATTGCAAAAAGAAGATGGCAAAATCAAGTTGATAATCAAGCAGTACAGATTGTAGATGGTAGACCTAACGAAGGTGATTTGATTTATGTACCTTTGATGAATAGTTTTTTTGAGATACAATTTGTAGAAGATCAGGAACCATTCTTTCAATTAGGTAACTTACCTGTTTACAAATTAAAGACAACTAGATTTGAGTATAGTTCAGAAAAAATTGATACTGGTAGATCAGAAATTGACGTTGCTGAAGATAGATTATCTATTGATCAATTACAACATCAATTAGTACAAGAAGATGGTACAGGTTTCTTATTAGAAACTTCAGATTCGGTATTAAAAAATTACGATTACTTGGTATTAGAAAGTCATGTTGATGTTAGTTTGGCAACACAAACAAGAGATTACGCTGATAATGCTACGTATGAAGCAGACGCAGGATTTGGTACGGCTAGTACGGCAGATGATATATTAGATTTCACAGAAAGAAACCCTTTTGGTGAAGTAGATGAGGGACAAGTATAATGTTCGGAAGACGATTTTACCATGAGTCAATGAGAAAAGTTGTTGTTGCTTTTGGCACAATATTCAACAACATAATTATTCATAGAACAGACGCCGATGGTTCTGTAATACAAAGATTAAAAGTACCTTTATCATATTCTCCTAAAGAAAAGTTTTTAACAAGATTAGAACAACAACCTAATTTAAATCAAAGAGAAATGGCAGTTTCTTTACCTCGTATGGGTTTTGAGATTTCAGGTATTTCTTATGACGCCTCTCGTAAACTACAACGTGTAGGTAAATTTAAAAAGACACATGCCACAGACGCTGGTAAACAATACTATCAATACAATCCTGTACCTTACAATATATCTTTTAATTTATATTCATTTACAGCAACTGCTGAAGGTGGTTTACAGATTGTAGAACAAATATTACCTTACTTTCAACCTGACTATACGGTAACAATTAATGCAATACCAGAGATGGGAATAAAACGTGATGTTCCGATAACACTAAATAGTGTTAACTATGAAGATACTTACGATGGTTCTTTTACAACAAGACGTGCTGTAAATTATACTTTAGGATTTACTGCTAAAACTTACTTGTATGGTCCTGTATATTCTGCTAAAGTTATTAAAGAAACTACAGCAGATATATTTACAGATACAGCAAGTGGATCAACAAGAGAAGAAAGAATAGTTATTGTGCCTAATCCAACAAGTGCTGACGCAGATGATGATTTTGGATTTACAACAACTATAACAAATTTTGCAGACTCGAAAACATATAACCAGACTACGGATAGTGATGAATAATTATGAGCATAGACGAAAAGATAAACGAAGCCCTTGGTATCTCTAACGACAAGCCTGTAACAAAGGCCGTAGTTAAAAAAGAATACACTCCACCAGTTCCTAGAATAGAAGAAAAAGGAAAAGAAGATGTGGATAATGATTACAAATATAGTAGAGAAAATTATTACAATCTTATTGAAAGAGGACAAGACGCAATACAAGGCATACTTGATATTGCAAACGAAAGTCAACACCCACGTGCCTATGAAGTTGCAGGTAACTTAATTAAACAAGTTGCTGATACAGTTGATAAATTACAAGACTTGCAAGGCAAACTTAAAACACTTAAAGACGTACCTAATAAAACAAGTACAAATATTAAACAAGCACTATTTGTAGGTTCTTCAGCAGAATTACATAAAATGCTAAAGAATAAAAATAAAGACGTACAAAGTGAAGAAGATAAAAATTTTAAAAAGGTAAATCCTGATGACTGAAGCATATCTAGGTAACCCTAACCTATATAAAGCAAATCTCAAACAAAGTTATACCGAAGAACAAGTAAGAGAGATTGCAAAATGTATGGAAGAACCTTTACATTTTATAAGAGAATATACTAGAATTGTAAACATTGATGAAGGTTTAGTACCTTTTAATATGTATCCTTTTCAGGAAAAGATGGTTCAGACTTTCCATGATAATCGTTTTTCTATCTGTAAATTACCTAGGCAGTCTGGTAAGTCAACTACTATTATTGCATATCTATTACATCAAGTTATATTCAATGATAATATAAACGTTGCCATACTTGCAAACAAAAGTTCTACTGCTAGAGATTTATTAGGTAGATTACAACTTGCATATGAAAACTTACCTAAATTTTTACAACAAGGTGTCTTAAACTGGAACAAAGGTTCTTTAGAATTAGAAAACGGCAGTAAAATTCTTGCGGCTGCAACATCTTCAAGTGCAATTAGGGGTGGTTCATTTAACATCATATTCCTTGACGAGTTTGCTTTTATACCTAACAATATATCTGAACAATTTTTTAGTTCAGTATATCCTACAATTTCATCTGGTAAAAAATCTAAAGTTATGATTGTATCTACACCACATGGAATGAATATGTTTTATAAATTGTGGAATGACGCAATACATAAGAGAAATGATTATATACCTATTGAAGTACATTGGTCAGAGGTACCTGGTAGAGATGACAAATGGAAAGATGAAACAATTAGAAATACTAGTGAAGCACAATTTGCTACCGAGTTTGAATGTGAGTTTGTAGGATCAGTAGATACATTAATCAATCCATCTAAATTAAGAACGTTATCACACAATACACCTATTGT